TTTCTTCTTTTCTTTGAAATCCATCCATCTCCATCCATTGCACCAGCAATGAACCATTTTTTAATTGATAATGACGCATCCCATATTAACATAGGAATGTGGTGTTTTTTTCCAGTTTGATTTTCAAAAAAATCTTTGTAATCAGTCCATCCAACATTCAAGCAATATTGTTGTTGACACTTACTTTTTCTGCCATCTGGCCAATATCTAGTTCTTGGTTTCTGAATATACACATTGGCGCTACAAGATGGTTTAACCTTCTTGATACAAAATAATGTAAATTCTACGAAATCTTCATCAATTGCTTTCAGGGAAAAATTATTATAAGTGCCCCATTTATCACTAAAATGACTAATACTACCATCTGTCAAATAAACACCAAATAAATAGGCTAACTCCTTATTAAGGTTTTCGCTGCGGATTTCCTCTAAATTCATATTTTTACTCTTAGGTAATAAATTATTTAACGAGATTTTCCCGCAATTTGTTATCTATGCCTTACTACCAACCATACATTACTGTATAGTGGCCCACGCAAATTTTAGGCTCTGTGTAGTTGATGTGTTACGATTCTATTGAATCTCTTTACGTCTCCGCAAAGTCCGGACTATATCATCTTTAACTGGGACTCATTTATTTTTTTCACGTCATCAGTTAAAGTGTGGCGTATAGTCTCTGAGGATTTTCCATAGTAAACTACCTTAGGAATCTTTCCTGCTGATTGTCTCTATCCTATATTTTTAAAACCATGCAGCTTACCGTTTCCAGTTACTGTTTAGGTATATAGACCTAACGAGAGTTTCCAGCATATGGCCACATTTTACTTCCCCACTACTACGTAAGGAAATTCTGGCATATCTTTCGATTCACTTAGTTAATTATCAAGGAACTCTGTCAAATTTTTTTAAAGAACGTTGGGATTAGATTTGCCACCGATTAATTCATCAACAAGATCTTTGTTGTCAATTATTTGCCGTCCCTGGGACCCGCCTCCAGCAGCATTAGCAGCTAAATTCTTCTGCTCTTCGGCAGCTTTCTTTTCAGCTTCTGCTTTGGCGGCTGCTTCCATTTTATCTTGCTTCACCGCTTTGTAGATCAACTGAATATTGGACTCATTTGGATTTTCTTCCAAAAATTTCTCAATATCAGCTGCATATTTTTCAAAGTCTGGAGTATTAGCAACAAATGCATCAACAGAATCCATAAACTCTTTTCGAGTTTTAGATTGTTCTTCCTGGCTCCTGTAATTCTCGAATTTTTCATCAAGTTTTCCAAGAACCTGTTTCTCAATCTCTTTAGGATCAGCAGCGGCATACTCTTTAGTACCCATTTCTTTTTTGACTTCCTTGTGGGCCTCGGCAACTTCTGTCGCCTCTTTCACTGAAACCTTGCCATCCATTATATTTTGGGCTAATTCAGAATCAATTTTATCATCTAAAATAGCTTGAATGACTTCTGGTTGATTGTCAAGTTTTTTTAGCAATGGTTCCATCTCGTCAAAAAATTTACGAGTGTCACCAAGCTCTCGACCTTGTTCACCCATCTTTTTTTCCAGCTCTTGGCCCTTTTTTACTGCTTCTTCATAATCCTTTTTTGAGACATAATCATCTAGATTAATGTCCTGAGATGCTTTACTATCAGCCTCCCCGCCAGCATCTTCAATTGACGGAGCTGGTTTTATTAATTCATCAGAGCTCCCCGCTTCAGTTTGCTCGGCCGGAGCTTTCTCTTCAACGGACTCTTTTGATTTTTTTTCAGTCATAATATTACTTCATAGTTAGTTAGTCACACTCGAAAGTGTAAGTAAGCATAATTATACTTGCTTAGTCCTCACCTTCCTCAGCCTCTACACGTTCCCGTCTATTAGCTAATTCTTTGGCAATTTTGGACATGTTGATTTTATTTTTTCCCTTCTCTTTTTCTTCCTGCCTGTCACCTAGTTTTGCACCAATTGTATTTGCTAAACGCTTGGCGCTCATAGAGCCAGGCACTTTGATTGACTTCATAATTTATTAGTTAATTTATTTAAACATTTTTCTAATTCTATCAGTTTCTTCTCGAATCTCGCGGAACGATCTAGCTGGTTTACCAGTCCATGTCTGCCGCCTTCCCTTGTCCCTGGCTCTCAACTGTCTATAAAATTCTCTCGGCAAAGCTTGCGTTTTACCAATAACTGCTGTATCCTGTCTTCCCTCTTCTCCCAATGCAGCTAACTGTGGATATCTTCTAGCTGCTTCTTTTCGAGCCCACTCTTGTCTCATTCCTTTAGTCTTTTTTTCGCTTTCCCTTACATAGGAAATATTCTCAATAACTTCATCAATACCTGACTTTATGTCTTGAAATTTCTTTAAAAATCCCTTTAACCATTTATTCATTTGACTTCTTTTGGCCATATTTTTGAACTCTTTAATTTTTTTTTAAATATCTTTTTAACTTTTTCTTTGACTTTTTTTGGCTTCTTAACTTTTCCCATCTTTATCATTTTAATTTCCTTGGCCTCTTCTAGTCTCTTTTTATTAAAGCCAAACACACCATAAGTTGAAGATAAACCAACTCGCTTACGATCTTCTTTCTGAGAAGATATAATTGGTTTAGGACCCAAGTCACTAGCTAATTTTTGTGATAGCATCTTTTTTTCTTTAAATATTTTCTAGCCATTTTATTTTTCATTTTTCTACTTACACCAACAATTAACCGTCCTTCAGCTTTAGAGGTAGCAGTTGTTCTAGCGCTTGTATCATGTGTTGGTTCTGTATATGGCATGAACTCTTTTACTTTTTTTTAATTCTAGATTTTGCTATTTTGTTCTTTGTTTTAGCTGGCAAACCTTTCGGACTCTGACCTCGTACAAACTCACAAGCTACTTTTTTAGAAATACCATGATAGCCATCAGGATAAGTACCTTCACAAATTCCTTTAAAAAGTTTAAACTGAGCCTTAGATCTAGCTGGCATATAACTTGACAAATTATCTGAATAATCTATAATTAAAATATCTCCAATAAAATACTCGCATTGTGAGACCAAAAACACTCTACATTTGACGATGGGGGTGTTTTTGTATTTTAACTAACTATATTATAACACAAGTCGCAACATTCTTCTACTAGAACTGGTAACTGGGAGCATCTTTGTCTGGATCATCGACCTTTTCACCAGCAGCTATTCTACGACGTCGATCTTTCTCAGTATCGACTATATGTTGCACGAACAACATAGAATTTCTTCTTTCTTGAGCTTTAGCCATTTTAATATAATCTTTAGCCGGATCCAAAGAACCTAACATATTAAAAGCTTGTACTATTTCTCCTTCCCACAACCGCAATAAAGCCTGATAAAATGTAGTATCACTCAACTCTATCAACAAATCTAACATATCCTTATCACTCATACTGTCTTTGTCAAATGGTTTAGAACTCTCTTGTTTTTTTTCCTTCATAATTTTAGTTTAATTAATAACCACGTTTTTGTTTAAGCATCTTACGCAATCTACGCACTTCCTTAGCCTTCAACTGGGCACCAGCCTCTCTGTCAACGCCTGGATGATTTTTACGCACATGTCGTTCTGCTTGATCGTTAATCATTTTATTGATATTGCGATATTCTTTAACCTTAGTTACAGCTCTAGATGGAGCTGACAAAAGATTAGCCATTTTATCTTTTAGCCAAGAATTTTTTTTACTTCTTTTTGCCATGATTTTTTAAAGTTATTTTTGTAAGTTATTAGCTCTATTCATAAGCTTTGATTCTTCACTATAAGTTTTAGTGACTGGAATATTAGTATCTACTCTGCCACCACGATTAAGTCCGCGAGGATTACCTTTTATTGGTCCAGCAGTAGGAGGTAACGATCCTGCCTCCAATAAATTAATTGGAGCTCCCGCTTCTGCAAACGGTGACTGACCACCGAGTTTAGCAATAGCCGCCTGTACAACGCTCATTGGTACTTCACCAGCACTAGCAGCTCGGCCTATAGGACTAGCCTCTGGAGATGTGGCCCCCGGTGGCATTCCCTCTGGTGGCATTCCTTCTGGTGGCATGCCCTCAGCACCAGCTAACATTTCTGGTGGTACAGCTTGCTCCTCCTTGGTGAGAGAATCTAGCGGCCAACCCCATGGATGTAGAACTTTAGAAGTAAGTTTTTTAACATCGATAAATGGTAAATTAACCAATAACTGGAATAGATCCATACCTTGTTTCTTTTCTAATTCACTTCTACCAGCAATAGAAGGAATAACTTTAGCTTTAAAATCAAACTGACCCATTAAATCATCTTTTTCTACTGGCATAAATTCTTGCTCCTCAGCTCCACCAGCAATACGTACCATCATCTTCTCAGTAAAAAATTGCCGATACATGGTAATCCAATAACGAAGAACGGTAGCATAAGCTGAACCTAAGTGATTAACAAATAAACGGACACGTTCTAAAGTTGATTCACGTAAATGACGTACCTCAGTTGCACTTCCAGCTCCACCACTAACACCCATTGAAAAATCATCAACACCAACAGCATATCTCATATCACCCTTTAGTAACTCTTCTTCTTTATATGCGCTAGGTTTAATATCTGAAAACTGAATCTCTCTAACGCCAGCAGGATCAGCTGAATAAACAATACCAAATGGACGAGTTACAAGTTCTTCTTTATCAATATTAGCCATCGGATTCACCACCCACATCTTATGAATACTTAAAGTCATTGCATCAAGTCTCTGATTCTTAGTCATGTTCAGCATTATCTGTGGACTTTCAAGAATTAATGGTAAACCCATTCCCTCAAATTCATTCGGTAATTTTAAATATGGAACTTCAATAAATGGCGAAGCTTTAAAGTCATAAGGAATTGGCATAAATCCACCCTTGAGAATTGGAACATTGTTAACCATCACGGCATAAGCATCTTCATACGGTCTCCACCATTCAAAAACTTCATGCATCCGTAAATCTGGATCATCTTGGGTCTGATAAATTTCATGACTAGAACCAGCGGCTGAAAGACTATGATCAGCTCCTTTAATAATTTGTTCATGACTTAACTTAACTTGTTGTCTGATCAAAGCAAAGTCTGATAAATCTCCGCCAGCATTTAAGAGTGCCTGTTTCATACGCTTTGGATCATACATTGGATATCGCCTCTTGATTTCTGCACCAGTTAATATTTTACGTTTCATCCAAAATTGCTTACATTCACGAGGAATATTATGCCAGTCATACCATAAATCATAATTATCAACCCACTCACAATAAGGAGCATCATAAAATACTTGCTCTTTTTCCTTCCATGAGTATTTCTTTTTAGCTAAATCTTTGGTTTTTAAAAATTTATGAGTTCGTGCATCTTTCTTCCAGCTAACTTGTAAAAATCCAGTACCATAAACTAAAGCAGATCTTGTAATCTCTTCTGACGTATTATCCATCTCTGATACTTCCCATGAATAATCTCCAAGGTGTTGTAACTTAGTAGCCTTCAACTGATCATCTTCTGTACGACCCTGTACCGAGAATTCTGGTCTGGCATCTAGGATACGGGGCATCAAAGTTTCTATAACGGCTTGAGTATAAGGAACAAAAACATTAGCTTGCCATCTTTTAATTTCCCTGGCCCTATCACCAGTATAAGAAACATATAATTTATACGCCCGATCATATCGTGGCTTTAGAATATCAGTAAAATATCTTTTAGCATCATCATGCTGTAGATTCCAACGTCTGATTAAATCTACTTCTTTCTTGCCATAATCATCTGGACGGTACATTTGTATTTGTGCCATATTGTTTGATTAAATTATTATACAGTTTTCTTTTTATTTAATACTTTATCATAAGTTTTTCTGTCGTGGTATTCAGCTTTCTTGCCTTCATTCCAACGAGAAATTGGTGAAAAATATCCTACGACGCGAGAATATATTTCGCAAGGTTGACGTTTTCGTTTTATCATTCTATTTTATTATTAATAAGGTGAACTATTTGGTAAATGTTGATTGTAATTAATTTGAGTTAATGGTTTGTCATATAAAACTTTGAAGCCCTGGAAGCCGATACCAGCAGCAAAAATTATATCATCCATATAACCAGATTGAGCTTCCATTTCTCCATTGTCATTATAAATAAATACCATCATCTGATCTAATAAGGCTTTACTATGTATCTTTAAATTTTCATCTCTAACGGCTTGTCCAAAATCATCAATAAGCAATGGTCTAGTTACAGCTGTAGTTTTCCAGCCAATCTTGGTAGTCACTTTTTCGGCGACATTATCAAATTTGGATGGTCGAAAATACAAACTTGGATATAATTTTTTCTTAAGACCGGTTACTGTCGTTAGACCATGATTATTAATTTCTACTACCATCAAAGCATTATTATACCAACGACCTTTACGATCTAAAACATCAGCGTATCTATCTGGTGGTATATAACCATGATACATAGCTACCTCTTCCCCAGTCTTTCGATCCCAGACAACAGCGGCAGATTCAGCTCCACCATCTACGCCTTCGGACACGTCAATTCCAAAAATATATAGACCGTCTTTAGTTGGTGGTTTATAAATTGTCCAGCCCTCGTCACTTTTGACCTGGAACCAGTTACCGTCTTCAAGTTTAATCTTGGTACCTATATTCCAGATATTGCTCCTTTGTTTTTTTACCATACCCATGTCAAAAACTGGGCGACCGGAAGAAAGGAACTCGCACAAAAATTCCTGAGAAAATTTGCGAGGATTATTCATTCGTTTCCGTATAACATCCAATTCTTCTTTGGTATATTCCCACCACCAACCATACATTTTTTTAATATAATCATTATCGCTTTGCCAAATACGGTGATATAGGTTACCCACTCCCGCCGGGGTGGACTCTATTACTAACTTCCCGTCAATGGGAACCGAGGCTTCTAAGGTTTGCATTTTTTCTTCTGGTTTCTCCCAAAAAGCTAACTCCGTACAGTTCTTGACAACACCAGAAACTGTCAAAAAACTATGTGGATTTTTAGGCAAAACAATATCATAAACTTCTGGTTCTGGTTTGTCGATTATAATCTTTTTTATTCTGGCCCAATAATGGAATTTACCCTTTCGCCATCTAGAATGTCCCTGATTTGCTCCAGGTATATTTTCTAACATCCATCTCGCTCGACCATTATTATATACTGGCAATTCTAATCCAAATATTCTCCTAAACTTATAATTACCCTTACCAGTTAACATTAAATCATATCTGTGCCGACCCTTTTTACCAT